GGCTCCTTTCTGGCCGTCCTGTCCGGTCCACTCTTTGAGGGCCCAGACGGTGTTGGTGCAGCGTTCGGATATGTAGAGCCGAGGCGCGTTGAGGTGGTCGATGGGTTTTTCTTCGTCATAGTAAAGTGCGTCGTTGATGAGGCCGACTCCCTCTTCGATGTTCTCGCCAGGGCATGAGCGGAAACTCATGCCTGCGTCTTCCAGCTCCTCGAGGAGCGTGGTGGCCTGCTCACGGGTTCCGGCCACGGTGGTGTTCGCATAGCGGCTGTCGATCCAGCGCTCGAAGACTTCGATCCCGTCGAGCGCCTCGAGCCGCTCGATCTCGCGCTTGTAGGCGAGCAGGCCGAAGCCGAAGGATTTCTGGCCATCACCGGCCTCGCCGTCCGCCTTCTTGCCGCTGGAGATCGCCCAGGACTCGGGGTAGCCGACTCCCTCGATGTAGGTATCGGTCTGCGGCCATTCCCTGTAGACCCACGCTCGGTCGGCGGCGTCCACACGGATCCAGAGCATGAACCAATTTTTCCCGCCCGCCGGGTCGCAGAAGAGGTAGTTCGTCCCGTCCTTCGGCACTTGGTCGGCCTTGACGACATGCACCGACTCGCGGAAGCGCGGGAAACGGGTGGCGGTGGCTTTGATGGGGACGCCGTAGGCGCGGCAGAGGATTTTTTCTCGCGGTTGCTTGGCGAGCTCGATTTTCATGCGCTCGTAGCCTGCCCACGGGTTGTTTTTTGTCTGGAAATAGATGATGCCGGCATTTCGGGTCACGCATTCCTGCACCACGGGGACTTTTTCAAATCCCTTGCCGCTCCGCCTCGGCAATAGCTCGGCCTCGCACTCCTCGATGTCCTTGGCGCCCTGGAGATAGTTTTTGACCGTGGGCGAGTAGCCTTCGATGGGTGTAAATGTGACGAGCAGGATGCCATTTCGGTCGAGAAGGCGGAATCGGATGGTTTCAAGGAAGTCAAGGGGCAGTAATTCGTCGCACCAGGCTAAATCGATCTCGCCACCTTCGATGGTGCTTATGTCCTGGGCGTAATTTCTGAACCAGACCTGCGATTTGTTCGGAAGGACGGCCGTATTCTCGGAAAATCCGTTTTTTTGCGTGTAGCTGATGTTCGTGACCTTGTTTCGCTTCGCCGTTCGCAGCTCCCGAGGCATGAAATTCCAGACAATCGGCTGCTGCATGGAGATCGAGTTGTCATTTGTGGTCTGGAAGCACCAAACACGCGAATTCGGCTTCTCCAGCAGGGTCCTAACCACCATTTTGCCCGCCCAAGTGCTCTTTCCAGAGCGGTTCCCGCCCAAAACCAGCAGGTCGCGGTATTTTTTGGCCAGTTTCTCGGCCTTCTGCCAGTGTTCCGGCTCGTAGCCGTAGCGGATAGCGTCTTCCTTCTCGAGTTGGATCCTCTTCTCGCGCTCCACCAGCAACGCCCGAGCGGTCTCAAAGTCGGTGACAAACTGCTGGGGGCTCACAAACGGCAGTAGTGGGTGGGGTGTTTGGATGAATGTGCTCATTTGGATTTCAGTTTTTTGTAAGAATTAAGCGCCTCCATACGGGCGATAGCTTCATCTACCGAGTAGGCTGGGCGTTCTAAAAAATGTGCCAACCGTGCGGCGATCTCCCGCGCCTCGTCCCGCTCGTTCTGGCATTTCGCGTGTTGTTCCTTCTCGCTTCGCAATTGTTGCGCCAAATCAATCCGTTCGTCCTCGGCCATGTCCCTCTCCCGCTCGAGCTGCTCGACCATCTCGCACACGGCATCCAATAAACGCCCAATCTCGCCGGGGTCGGGCTGCGCGATTTCCTCATCCCCTCGCCTCCACCGGTTGTATTCCCGCAACTTAGCTGCTATCTCGCTCATACGCTCGCCACCTCCCCGGCGCTCTTGCACCCCTCCACCCCAACGCAGTCCAGACTCCGCAGGATCCTCTCGGCCCACGGCTCGACCATCGACACTGTTTTGATTTCCCTCGGCTCCACCAACACAACCACCGTCTCCTCGGTCGTGAACCGATGCCCCTCCAGGCATTCCCGCCGGCGCCTCGTTGTGCCTTCCACCTTCCGGCTGTCCACCACCGATGTCTCGGCCTCGCATTCTGGACATCTCATTCCTGCCCTCCACGAAGTAACCCATTCGTCTTCGGCTGCGTGTCAACCCATCCGTCCCCCACCCGCTCGACCTTCAGGCGCTCGTTGCTCCGGTAGAATGAATTGTCCCGCACCGTGACCACGACCTCGCCATCCATTCCGTCGATGCGGACCCACAGCAGGCGTGGGTTCATGGTCTTCCTGCTCGCACGGGCCTCATACACGGCCTTCTCCGGCGCGGCAATCGGTGGCTCTGGCTGTTTATTCTCTTGTTGTTGTTGGCTTTTTTTCATAAAAATTTTCGGGGGCTGGACGAGTGGGGGTAAATTTGCGGTGGCCGACGACCGACCCCCTCCCCCCCCTGTCTGGTTGATAACTTCTGATAACGCCTCTTATAGATAGTGGACTTTTGCTGGGGTTAAATGACTTACGCGGACTCACCTGTAATTCCGCTTGTTTCTTGGTCTGTTATTGAGAATGGCACACTCGTTGGCACACTTTTCTTGCGTCGAATTGGCTCGTTTGCAGAAGGGGCGCTCGCACTACTACTCGTTCCAGCGGGGGTAATGGTGAACTCACCTTCGATGGCATCCTGTTGCTTGGGAAGGCTATTGATCAGTTCCTCATAGCTCAGTCCATTAATCTTGTGCTCGATGTTGATGGTGAGTTGGGATCCTCCTTCGGAGTCGCGGACTTTGTCTTGGGCTGTTCCGGCGATGAAGTTGAGTTCGGCCGCCTTCATCTTGCTCACTTGGTTCTTGTCGTTGAGTTTGTCACGCATGGCATCCACTGCGAGTCGGCGCACATCTTTCCAGGCGGCACTGGCTACTTGGCCTTCCTTGTCCTTGGTCTCGGGGTGATTGGCGATGATGCGACTGATGACTGGTGAGCGGACGCCGAGGCGGGTTTCGATGGTGCTGACCGTCATTCCCATGAGGTAGAACTCGGCCACGATATCGCACATCTGGCGGAATTGGGTGGACATGGCATTCCAATTGACCGTTTCTTCGCATTCTTTGGCCTGCTGTAGGGCTTTTTCGAGTCGGCAGGGCTGTCTACCCTCTGCCTTGATCGCGGCCTCTGCTTGGCGCTGTAGCTTCCATTCGACGGCATCTTCGTAGTGGACGGGGCAACCGGCGTCGAACCATTGCATGGCCGTGTTGGTAGCGACTTGGAAACGGGCGGCGAGCCGGGTTGCGATGCCGTGCTTGGTTTCTGGTTTGGCTGGGCGTTGGGGCTTCATAGGTTGTAGCGTGCTTTCCAATTGGATGCCTCGACGACGAGTCGGCGGGCTTCTTCGACCGAGTGCCAGTAGACTTCCTGCTCGCCGATGTCTCGGGTGTATTCGGGTGGTTCGACATGGTTGAGTGCCCAGCGGAGGGAATCGGCCAGATCGGTGGCGAGTCGGCAGGTGTGAGCGACGCCTGGGTGGTCCTGCCATTCACGGCCGCATGCTTGGCAGGTGATCTTGGGGTCTTTGGAGATATCCAGCATAATTCTATTTTGCGGACTTCGATGGTTGGAAATGACCCCTCCGAAAAATTACACCTCCGCAAATCAATCCCCCCTTTATAGGGGGATTTTGCGGAGGTAATTTTGCGGAGGTCATCCATGCTCCGCAGAATTGTAGTTTTGCGGAGATTCTGCGGACATTTTGCGGAGGTAGATTAAACATATCTATGCGGCTATTTTCTGTGGGTGCGTGTGCTTATCTAAGATGCGTTTGATAGTGTCATGGGACACCTTGTATTTGTTCATGGCCGCTGCGTAGAATCCCCTGCTGTTCTCTGGCCATGTGGCGTGCATGGTGACGACTTCCAGTTCCTGCACGGCAGATATCTTCGGCGTGCGTCCCGCTTTACCCTGTGACTTGCCCTCTTCCTCGGTCTCCTCGGGGAGTGTGGCTGGTTCCCAATGCAGGCCACGGTCGGCGTGCTTGATGATGATGTCGGTGGTCGGGTGGCCGTGTTCGTCCACCACGCCAGCGCGGTTGCCGCGCTTCGCCATCAATACCTTGAAGATGCCTTCATGCTTGGTCGTCTGGAGCACGGCGATGGCGCGGGCCCAGTTGGTGAGTTCGGAGGAGCCGAGGCCGATGTATGCGTAGTCGTTGGCATTCCAATGCGCTCGGCTCTTGCTGTCTGATTGCGGCTTGCCGGTGTGGTGACTCCATACCCATGCGAAGTTGTGCTCGAAGGCCAGCGGGTTGCAGAGCTCGCGCAGGAAGTGCGACGCCACAGCCTGTTGGGAAATGTCGTCGCCGATGAATGACAGCAGCGGATCCCCGTAGACCAAGTCAAATGGCCCGTGCTTGGCGATGAGCTCGCGGATCACCTCGATAAATGCCTCGCCGGTCTGCGCGGTCACCCGTGCCACCACGATGTTGCGCTTGAGCTGCTCGAGCGCGGTGCGTTGGTCGAGCTTGCTCCCGGCTACCACATAGGACATCACGCCTTGGACCACCTCGGCCATGTCGCCCATATCGTTCTCCGCCTGCACGATGAGGCTTTTGAGCGGTTGGCGTGGTTTCATTCCGAAAAATGGCATGCCCAGCGCCCAGGTCATCGCCTGCTGGAGTGTGTAGGAGGATTTGCCGATGCCTGACTGCCCGAGGAGCAGGAGTTGGCCTCCTCGGCACAGCCAACGGTCACCCACCAGCGTGCTCGCGTCATCCTTCGGCGTGTATGCAAAGAGTTGCTCGAATGTATGCATTTCAACGCCCGCCATGGCCGACTTGGGCTTGGCGAGTTGCTTGAGTTCCTCCAGCGCATCCGCCACAGCCATGCTGCCATCCGCCAGTTTGCGGCCAATTTTGGTAGCCTTGCGGGTGTTGGCAGCGGCAGCGATGTCGCCCAGGTATTCGGCCACCACCGTGCCGCCCCCTGGGCTGAATCCAAGCGAGGTGTCCGCCATCACTATGCCATCCTGCCAAGACATGATGCCGGCGGCCTGCGCCGACTCCTCGGCCAGCTTCAGCCAATACGGCTCCCGCTCAATGGCCTCAAGGATCGTTGTGCCTGCCACAGCCTTGCCAGCGTGGTGCAAGCGGTGCGCTGCGGCGTAGTAGAGACCGTTGAGCACATTGCTGAACGCCTCCGGCTCCACCACAGCCGACTTCGGCACTCCGGCAAAGCCGTTCATGCTCAGGTAGCCGACGACGGCGCTTTCTTTCTCAGGATATTGCATTAAAAAGTTCCTCTGTTAAAACGCGAAAAGCTCGTTCTGCGGTGGATGGGACGACTCCGTTGCCGAGGAGGCGCAGTTCGTCAGTGCGATTGTCACTTGAGACTTGCAGCT